CCAAATCCATTTCCATAGGTTTTGAACCATTACATGAATTTGAAATGTTTAAAGTAGCAATAGCTTCAGTATGACCTTTAAGATTTTTAACACCAAAATCAGGGTGTTGCATTTTAATCATATGAGATTTGATTCTTCGATCATTACCTCTTTGTTCGTAAGCACCATTAATATTCCAACCTTCTTTTTGAAATCCCTCAATAGCATCTAAGGTTTCAATTTGATACTCTTTAGATTTAATTTTTTGATTATCTCTCCAACCTTTATCAAGTGAAGGAATAAAAGCTTGTAACTTATTTAAATCATTGTTTAAGGGAATAAAATTACTTTTTGTTGTTCTCATAATATAGGTTTTTAGTCGTTTGTTGTTTCGTATGTGTAATGTACAGTATCTTGGTGAATAGCAAAATGCATTTTAAAATCTTTATCACAATCTCTGTTTTTAGAAAAATGCATTGTACGAGATAAACCACTTTTATCACGTTCTATGTGACACATTGCATCTGTCATGTGTTTTATCCTGTTTGATCCTGCAAAATCGCCAGCTTTAGTAACTTGTTGGATATTGATAAAAGTAGTGTAGTAATCACCTTTATTATTACCTTTTTTATTCTGATCTTGTAAACCTAACAACCAATGTTCAGCTGCACCTTCTGTCATTTTGTAATTATCTCTTACCATATCAATTACTTCTGCAATCGAGTCGATACAAACTACATCATAACCTTGATCAAAAACATATTCTAATGTTTCTTTTACATTAGATTGATAATTTTTCAAAAATAATGTTTGAACACAATTGAATTTAGGTAAACGTTTACAATATTTGTAGTAAGCTATTTCATCCATTTCACCACTTACAAATAAACATTTATAACCTTGAATAGTAAAATTAGCTAACATATCAAGTGCTACTGTTGATTTACCTGATCCTGGACCTCCTACAAGTACCATATTAGTTCCAGGCATTAAACCTCCTTCTGTTGATAAAATTACATCTACTTCGCTATTAGTTTTAATAGGACGAAATAATTCATCACTAAATTTAAGATCGGAACCTCTAAATAATTCGATTGTTGAAGGTATAAATTCTTTTTGTACTCTTGTTGATGGATTAGCAGGTCTACCTCTTTTCACTACTACTAATTGATTTTGATTGTTTGTTTTTGTAATGTTCATAACCTTTATTTGTTTTAATTATTATACTTAAATATACGAAAAGTATTTCAGGTAACCTAATTTAATTTGAAAAACTTTTACTTATTTTTCTTATGCTTAAATATACGAAAAAATATTGTGGTAGACAAAAAAACCCACCTAAAAGGTGGGTTAATTTTAAAATACTTGTTTCTTAGAAGTTTAAGATACAATAATCCATTGCTATTGTTAGTGAGATTTCAGCTGCTGCTTCTCCTGAAGACCAATCGTAATCTCCGAAGTTTGCTGTTTTTACAAATGCTCCTTTTACAATCCATTCACTTACTACATCTCCTACAGGACCTAAAATATTCATTTTTAAGTCTTTTTTGTAGAAATCTGAGTAACCATCTCTACCTGTCACACTTTCGTGTGCTAAACGTGCCCATTCCATTACTGATTGAGCTCCTGATGGTGCGATTGGGTCATATAGTGATAATGTCATATCGTTCCATCTAACTTTACCTTTGATTTTACGGTAAACGTTAATGTGATCTAATACAATTTCATTAGCTTCAAATCCAGGAGATGAGGCTTTTTTAATTAGGTAAGCCGGGATACCGTCTATATAGAGTATGAATCTGTTTTGAACTTTTGGTTCAAAAGCTGTAAACATAATTTCGTTTGGGTTTAATACTGCCATGTTGTTTCTGATTTATTATAAATATTAAATAAATTGATTTTTATTAAAAAGTTGCACCTGTTGGTGTAACATTAAAGTCTAATATAATAAATTCAACTGTTTTAGTTGGTTGAATATATATCTGACCTACTAATTGATTTCTATCAATTACATCAGCAGTGTTATTTGTATCGTCCATTACTACTTTATAAGCGTATAAACCTTGTCTTTGTTGAATTGAATCCAAATAAGGATTAACTTGAGATAAGAATCTATTTCTTGTAGAATTAGTATTTTGTTCGAATACTAATGTATTAGCAATTTGACCAATATATGATTTTAATTCTATTAATAATCTTCTAACATTGATTCTGTCTAAAGCAGATGCTTTTTTCTGTAATGTTTTCTGACCGTAAGCAACAACACCTTGTCCAGGGAACGTAGCAATTGAATTTACATTACCTAAGTATAGTGTATCTCTATCTGATGGAGATAATTTTCTTTCAGCTTGAATTACACTTAATCCACCTCTTGTAAAACCTGCAGGTGCAAACCATGGAGCAGATACTCTATCGTTATAAGCAAATACAGATGGTATGATTGTTGATGGCGGAACCCACGTTAATTTACCAGTATTCGGAGCATTAACTTGAACCCATGGGTAGTATGCTGCAGCGTAGCTATTATCGTAAGATAACGCGTTAGCTACTGCTGTATTAACAGTTGCTCCTTGATTAGTTATATCTATAACTGCTATTACATCACCTCTATCTTGAGCTAAGTTTATTAAAGTTGTAACTGTAGCAGCTCCAGTTGTTGTAGTTTGACCAGGTACTGTAATTACATTAAATTTAAATTCGTCTTTATTAGCTAATAAAGTTAATGAAGAAGTATAATCTGATGTTGATAAACCATATACACCACAATTTGTTCCTGTAGCACCACCAAATGATCCTGTTTGGGCATTTGGAATTGTACCTACTAATGAAGTTTTTGGTGTACCATTATTATCAAAATAGTTGATTGAACTAGTTAATACTTGTTTTACTCTAACGTATCTTGATTTATTAGTATAATCACCACTTACATTAGTATATCCAGCAGATGTATCTATTGTTTGATTACCAATTACAGCTTCAATATAGTTTGATTGGTTTGGATCTAATGATAAATTATTCCAGGCTTCTAAGATAATTTTAGAATTATCAGTATCATTTCCTTGTCTAATTAGTAGACTAAATGTACCACTTCCTGTACTTGAACCCACTATTTCAAATCTTACATTATCAGCTGAACCTGATGGTAAGGTACCATTTGTTCCTATAGTACTAGTACTATTTTGAATATCTCCTTCAGATAAAGTTTCTAATATAAATGAATTATAATTTGTAGCGCCACTAAAATTAGTAGTTGTACTTCCTGAAGTATAAGTATAGGCATTTAGTATATTATCATCAAATATAGTATTAAGTAAAGATACTTTAGTATTAAAGAATAAACCAGTAGAACCAGAAGCACTTGCAGTTATATATTGTAAAGACGAGCTATAAAGAGCATTTGATGAACTTGCGTTAAATGCTGTTACTATAGCAGTAACTGTATTAGCAGGTGTTGAACCTGAAGCTATATAAATAGCAGTTGCAGTGTTAGCAGGTGTAGTACTTCCTGTTATTGCAATACTAACTCCATTAATAGCGAATGAACCTGTTGGGTTAATAAATACTGCTAAACTTGCACTGCTAATTGTTAAAGAAGCAGTTGTAGATAATATAGTATTAGTAATTGTAGTAGTAGCGGGATCAAATGCACCACTTACTGCTCTATTTACTAATAAACTACCTCCTCCTTGTTGGAAGTAATTATAAGCAGATATTGAAGTTAGGTATTCATTTACTGTACCTCCACTTATGAAGGTTCCACCAAATTTGTTTAAATAGTCACTATATGAAGTAACTAGTGTTGGTACATTAACAGGACCCTTTACAGTTGGACCAACAATAGCTGCACCTGCAACTATAGGACCTTGTGTAATTTGTGAGGTGTCATTTTCTCTAGTTAATATTCCTGGAGATAAAAGAGTTTCAGCCATTTTTAATTATTTTTAATTGATTTATTTTGTGTTTATTAATAAATATTAAAAAAAGGCTCAAAACCTACATTTTAGGAATATATTATATCTCCTTCTTTTAAATCTATTTGAACATCACCATATGTTTCTTTTAACTTTTTACCAAGTTCTATCTCAATAGCAGTTATTTTATCATATTGGGATTTTAAATATTCTTCTTCTTTTTCTATTTGAAGTTTTTTGAATGATAATTGCCCTAATTGTGCAATTAAAACTTCAGTTTGTTTTTGAAAATCTTTTAATTCTTGTAATTCTGTTTCTTGTAACTTTGTTGGCTTTTCCATAACGGTTTTTTATTAATAAATATTAATTTCTCCCAAGGGAGACCTTTTTTTGTTGTTTTAGCATCTTTTGCTGCTTTTTGTACAGTTACGTTATTTTGTAAACTAGTTTCTATATTGCTAACTGCTTCAGCTCCTAAAGAGTTTTTAACCCATTCTAAAATAGTTTCCTCTGTTAGATTTTTATAAGGTACAAATCCTTCTAAAGATGCATCTCCTACTAATTGCAATTTTCTTAGGGTTCTATCGGTGCAACTATCTAGCTCTACTGTACATCCATAAGTTACTTCTATAATTACTCCATCTGGTGTTTGACGTTCTGTATTAAAGATTTTCCAAGTTGTTATCATATTATTTATTTATTTTAGAATAAAGCTGTCCAAGTTGTACCATTATAAAAGTAGGGTTTACAATCAGCACCTGATCCTGATACTATAAATGATCCTGTTGGTTGTCCTGTTGGTAAAGAGCTTGTTGGTATTAGTGTTAGGATGTTATTAATAGTAGTTGATCCTGATACATTTAAAGAACCTGTTATTTGTGTATTTCCTGTTATGTTTACAGGTCCTATTGCTTGAATTGCAGTACTTCCAGTTGCTTTTAATCCTGTAGTACCCTCAGCAAGTACTCCTACTGAATTCGAACCTAATGCAAATCCATGTACTCCTATGGTACCGCTATTATTTCCTTCTCCTTTTACACCGGTTCCATCGTCAGCGTTTCCATAAACTCCTAAGTTACCTCCATATCCAGATATTCCTGTTCCAATAGGCTCACCTCCTTCTTCGGAGAGTGTGTTATTGTTTACTAATAAAGCTGCACTTGAAGTTCCAAATCCAAAATTTGCTGTTATACTTGAAGATCCTGTTATTCCTAATGAGCCTGTTATTCTAGCTGATCCTGTATAAGGGAAGGTTGAAACTGTAACTGTAACACTATCAGCAACATTAGTTGCTTTTATATCACTGCCTACAAAATTTAAGAGACTTAAATTTGTTGTTAAGGCAAATCCTCCTTCATCTTTTACTGTAATTGGTGTTCCAACATTTCCTGCAAAATATGAAGAGGTTAATGCGTATGATGAACTTAATGCTCTATTTGTGCTTGTAAATATTGATCCTGTTACATAGGAAGAGGTTAAAGCATAAGAAGCACTTAAAGCTGGATTAGTGTCTGTAAATGTTGATCCTGTTACGTAAGAGGCAGTTCCAAATAATGAACCAGTAATTGATCCACTTACCCTTAATGATCCTGTTACTATTATTCCACTTCCTGATACTATTAAAGATCCAGTTATAATTGCTGGGGTAACACTTGCATCATATGGAAAAGTAACGGCTCCACCTGGTATATTAACTGTTATACCAGTACTACCAGTAATAGCTGCTGTTACTCCCGCACCTGTAAAATTTACAAGACTTAGAGCGGTTGTTATATTACTTCCTTCATCTTGTGCAGTAATAGGAACTCCTATACCTCCTATAACAAAAGAAGAAGTTAAAGAATATGATGAGGTGGTTGCTACTGATGAACTTAGTGCATAGGAAGCAGTTAGTACTCTGTTTGTATTTGTAAATATTGATCCTGTTACATAGGAAGAGGTTGCTGCTAATGATGAACTTATTGCAAAGGAAGAACTGATTGTTCTTGATGAACTTATTGCAAAAGAAGAACTGATGGCTCTTGAAGAACTTAATACAAAAGAGGCTGTACCAAATAGTGTTCCGGTAATTGAACCACTTACATTTAAAGATCCTGTTATTTGAACTTCTGAACCAGAAGCAAAGATTAAATTAGATCTGTTTATATCTGATGTACCGTTTCCATGAATAAATGCAGATTGGGCTGATGATGATATATTGTACTGACCTTGTACATGTTGAAACGCACCTTGTGCTATTGTACCTAATCCTTCTGCATGTGAAGCTTGTCCAAATGCTTGTGTGTCTTCTCCTTCTGCATGTGAATAATCTCCAGCAGCGTATGTATAATATCCTTCTGCATGAGATCCATTTGAGTATGCATATCCTCCCCACCCTTCTGCATGTGAATTCTTTCCTTTTGCTATTGTACCATATCCTTCTGTATGGGAATGTCTTCCTTGTGCTTGTGTTGACTCTCCTTCAGCATGAGATCCCCTTTCTAATGCTAATGTATTAAATCCTTCTGCATGTGAATATAGTCCTAATGTTCTAGTAATAACTCCTTCTGCATGTGAATATAATCCTCCGAATATCTGATCACCGGTAAGATAAATTGGGTCTATTATTGGGCATATAATACTTGGGGAAGTAATATTTTTACCAAGATTATATAATTGTATTTTAGTATTAGTTCCGTCCCAAATACTTGAAGATATATTTTCTTGTTTTTCAAGGTTATTAATTGCAAGGAAATTTGATGCTACGAATGATGAAGTTACGTTTCCGTAAGTACTGTTTAACGTAATGAGTCCTGAAATAATATTAGCTGTTGAAAGATATGCTTTATTTGTCCCTACAGTTGTATAATACCCTTCTGCATGTGCTCCCTGTGCTGATGCTAGTGTTTGGTATCCTTCAGCATGTGAGTATTGTCCTGATGCTGTTGTGATGTATCCTTCAGCATGTGAGGCATATCCTGATGCTAATGTTTGAATTCCTTCTGCATGCGAAAGGGTTCCTGATGCTATTGTGTAGTATCCTTCTGCATGTGAGGCTTGCCCTGTTGCTCTTGTACCATCTCCTTCTGCGTGTGAGTAGGATCCTGATGATTTTGTACTAACTCCTTCTGCGTGTGAAGCTTGTCCTGATGCTATGGTATTTTGTCCTTCTGCATGTGAAAGACTTCCTGAGGCTAGTGTGGTACTACCTTCTGCGTGTGAATAGTTTCCTATTGCTTTTGTAAATCCTCCTTCTGTGTGTGAATAGTTTCCTATTGCTTGTGTATTATTTCCTTCGGCGTGTGAGTAGTTTCCTATTGCTTGTGTACTATTTCCTTCTGCGTGTGAATTATGACCTATAGCAGATGTGCTTCTTCCTTCAGCATGTGTATAATCCCCACCATAATTTCTATCACCAGCCCAACTTCTTATACCAGCTGTTATATTTCCTACATTTACTACACCTGAAGAATTAATTGAAGTACTTGTTAAATAAATTTTAGTATTTGGAGCAACATATATTGAGGAAGATATAGTACTAGTAGTTGTTCCAAGGCTATTATTATAATCTACATCATCTAATAATATTATTCCTCCAGCGGTAAATAATCCTGTTATATTTCCATAAGTAGAAGGTAAAGTAATTACTCCAGCAGATATTACACCACTTGTTAAATAGGCTTTAGCAACTCCAGCATAAGTTGATCTCCCTTCGGCATGAGAACCATATCCCTGTGCTGATGTGTTTTCTCCTTCTGCGTGTGAATAATTTCCTGTTGAGGTATTGGTTAAACCATTATTTAAAGAACCTACTATAGTATTTGATCCTGTTATACCTAATGAACCTGAAATTATAGCTGACCCAGTAAAAGGAAATGTTGAACCTCCTCCACCACCATTCATTGCAAATGAAGCTGTTATTGCAGAGAAAGAGGATAAGGCATATGAAGATGACCCAAATAAAGATCCTGTTATTGATCCACTTACATTTAAAGATCCTGTTATTTGTACTTGGGATCCTGATGCAAAGATTAAATTAGATCTATTAGCGTTAGATGTTCCATTTCCATGAATAAAAGCTGATTGGGCTGATGATGATATGTTATATCGACCTTGTACATGCTGGTATGATCCTGATGCTACTGTCCAAAGTCCTTCTGCATGGGAACCAAATCCTGATGCTACTGTAGCTGCTCCTTCTGCATGGGAAGCGTATCCTGATGCTGATGTTCCATCTCCTTCAGCATGTGAATTTTCTCCTATTGCTTGAGTTGCATTTCCTTCTGCATGTGAGGATATTCCTGATGCTAGTGTATTACTTCCTTCTGCATGTGAACTGCTTCCTGATGCTATTGTGGAATATCCTTCTGCATGTGAACTGCTTCCTGATGCTATTGATCCTGATCCTTCTGCATGTGAGTAAAGTCCTAGTGCGGTATTTTGTAATCCTTGAATAAAGGAACCAGTTACAATTACAGTTTGATTTAGTGGATTTACATAAGAAGATGTTGATGCAAATGATGAACTTAGGGCATAAGAAGAACTAAGGGCTCTTGAAGAACTTATAACAAATGAAGCAGTAGTTGTAAATGAAGAACTTATAACAAATGAAGAAGTAGTTGCAAACGAAGAACTAATAGCTTGTGATGAACTTATTGAGTATGATGAAGTTCCAAATAACCTTCCAGTCCCTCCTCCTACGGTTATTGTACCTAATAATACTATTTCATTATTATATGTTCCATCTAGAGCACCTATTATTCTTAATAAATGTTCGGATTTTATTACATTTAATGCTGTGATTCCTGCTGTACTAATTGTAGCCATTTAATTTATATTTTATAATAAATATATGAAATTAGTATTTTACTTTATAGAATTACCCTACTCCTTGTGATCCCAGTTTTCTTACCATTGATACTCCTTCTGATCCTGTTGTTAACCATCCTGCTGCATTAACCAATGTGCTATTTGGTCCTGCAAACCAGGTCCATGGTCCTGATCCTGAAGTTGCTGTTACTCCATTTACTGATAAGTAATTAGACATTACTAATCCTAGTGGATCTTTATATAGAGTAGCTATACCAGTTGTACTTTTAACAGTAACTATATTTCCCGGGGTTCCTTTAACATCAAAGCTACCTACTGTTTGAGTACTACCTGTAGCTAAGGACATTGTATGAGCTGCAGTTCCAGTATCTCTTAAGTTTCTGAATGTATTGCTTCCTGATATTAAATTACCTGCAGTAGATGTCCCTCTTGTAAAAGCTAACTCTCCATATATTTGACTTGCTCCACTAAAGGTAACAGCATTATTGGTTGTATTTGTTATTCTTATAGTGTTATTAGGAATGTTAACAGTAGAGGTAGATGGTATATTCCAAACTGAACCTGTTCCTGTTATAGTTGTTGTACCTACAGTAGAGCTACTAATATTACAGTTACCTAGTACATTTAGAGACTCTATATTAGTAATTGTTATATTTGATGCAGAAAGGAATCCGTTTACTAATACTGATCCTGATGATGAGAAGTTGTCTAAAAAGCTTTGAGTAAATGGAGCTTGTGAGATAAGAGAACCACTTAAATTCTTACCCGCTAGTGTAATATTACTATTACCATTAAATACTAGGTTAGGAGTTCTACTTGCTGTCATTGAACCTGTTAGTGTTAAACTTCCTGATATAGTAAGTGTTTGAGAACCTGAAGTATTCCAGTTTGCTCTACTTCCTGATGGAAAAGT